GTGACCGTTTAATTGCTGTAATCCCTTTTTCTTTAAAAGCAATCGTTATACTAGGTAAGCCCATTGATTCATCAGCCCTTTCTAACTTTCCTCAATAAAAAAGAACTGGCTATATTAGTCAGCTCTTAATCTCATATTTGTTTTTAGTGTTGTAGCAGGTATATAGCCCATTTCTTCATCTGTTTTCTTGCCTGTACTGTCAAGATATTCAATAACAACCGTAACTTGTAGGATATCTTGTTTTTCTCCTATTCGCTCATCACTAAAAGATTTAATTTTTAAATATCTTTTCCCTGCCCTAAATCCGATTCCCCAAAATTGGTTTAAATCATCGGTCATGTTTAAGTATTCAATTTCTTTATTTTTTTCTGGATCAGCAAAGAAAGTGATGATAATAGATAATTGATTATCGTTAAAATTGGTAGTTTGGTTATCTGTACGCTTAATCAACTTAACAAAAAAGCAAGGTGTTTCAAAGTCCTCGACGACTTCACCAGAATAAATTTCATAACAAAATTTACTTTCTAACATAGCTGTAATCGCTTTTATAATTTCAGTTCGTCTTAGCATTTCGCTCATATCATCACCACTACTTTTCTAATTTCCTTGCAATCTCTTTTTGAAATTTTTCAAGTTCATCCGGCACGACATTAGCGGCAACTTCTTGCGCTGTAGCTTCAAGAAAATGTTTTCCTTGAACAAAACCTCTTACATTACCTTTTTTATCTTTTATTACGTGACCACGATCTACAAGATGAAAATGTGGGCTTGTACTCCAAATATCGCAAGTTAAATCTTCGCCTTTATAACCATTAATTTTACTTTTCCAAGACTTATTTAATTTTCGTTTGCTGACATGTCCACTATCTGGTGATTTTTCTTTGATGATTCTCTTAAATTTATTGCCAATCTTATTTAAACGTTTTTCCGATTCTAGAGGAAACTCGTTTGCTACTTGGTTTATATCAGCCATAAATTCATTAATATTACTGTTTAATCCATCATCACTCATGTAACGTCACCTTTTCCGCGACTTTTTATATTGCAATAAATTTCTAACAATACATTTGCCATATAAGGATTGACTATATTTTGTATCTCAAAGGTATGTTCTTGATATTTGATAATCATTGCATCATTTAAATTTTTTCGATATCTAATCGTAATTTTATACGGATTATCAGTTTTTATTTTTTGTGCTTCGTAGTATTCCTTTCCCCGCGCTGGTTCTATCCTCGCCCAACATTTTAATTTTCTGACTGGTTTTAATTCGATTGTTCCTAATTCGTTTTTAACTTTTTCGTTTGAAAAGAATACTATTCTTTTATCTAACGTGCCTATGTTCATGCTTCTCCATCCATCCCCTCAATATAAGGATAAGCACTACAAAGCGAAATATGATTAATGATTGAACTTACAGAATGTGGGTATTCCGCTAATGTAGCACTTTTCGATGGCGTTATTTCCCTGTTTTCATACCAATGGGCGACTAACAATTTTATAGCGATATTCCAGACCTCCATATCGTCTTGATATTGTTTTCCCGTCTGATTTACTATATATTCCTTTGCTGCTGTTATCAGTGCGGCTATTTGCGCATCATCCTCTATATCAGAATCAACACGCAAATAATCCTTTACGTCATCTATTGTTAACATTTTTCACACCCCTATCATTGAGGGTTATTTATGCGGTTGGTTTCGCATCTGGCTTTTTAAGCACAACAAGGCTGCCATTATCCACGACTTTACCATCAGCAAGCATAATGGCTTTAGTCACTTGATCGTCAGTTTCATAGTCTTCATATTTTTTTATACCAATTTCATAATTTGTATTTAAAATATAATCATCAAACTTAAAAATAAAGGCAAATGCCTGTCCTGCGTTTGCTGCACTATAAGACGGTAAATAATTACAAAGAATAACCGGACGACCTAAAAGAGAACGTTCACTCTTACCCGCAATTCCATAGTTTACTTTTGCAATAGGCTGACCGTTTGAATCTGTCATACCGTCAAATTCAGCGAATGTTTTTTTCGTCATACAATAAACAGCACCAGTTTCGTATTCAATAGGCAACGCCGCTTCAATACTGACTAATGTTTTATAATCAATCTTTGCTATACTAATCAATTGATCTGCATTTGGAGTCGTAGCTAAAATACCTGTTGGTTGTCCTTCTCCTGTGCCGCTAATAATAGCTTGTTCAACACCAATGACCATAGCTTCGGTAATATTATTAATAACGGTAGCTTCAAACGCAGAAAGAGAAACATTGTCCATTTCAAAGCTAATGGCAACAGCACACCGTAATTTGTGGTAAGCAAAAACAATTGATCCAGTTGTCTTTTTTTGTTTATCAGAGCCTTTGCCTTCCCCTACCCACACGGCAACTGGTTTCACACTAGAATTGGGAATTGATACCCCGCCCTTATAACTGGTACGAGTAATCAGTGGTAAAATCATACCGCTCGCTGTTAATTTATCAATAATTTTATTTAAAATAGTCGTTGGAATAATTGTACTTGCATCCGCCGTCGTTGTGCTTCTATATTCCGCTGGAATTTTCTCACCACGCACAACATGATTCATAAATAAATTTCTGTACTCCATACTTTCAAATTTATCCACGTTTCTATTCTCTTTTTGATTAGGTTTTTCAATTTCACCAGCATCAATTTCACCAGCATTAATTTTATTAGCAATATCAGCACGACTTCTCAATTCGATTTCTTCGGTCTCAAGATTTCTTAATTCCGTTTGAATTTCATCAAGATTCAAATCTGTGTTGTCTGTCAATGCAGTGCGAATTTCCAATTTTCTGGCTTGAATTTCTTTTAATCTTTTATTCATATTATTTACCCCTCGCATTTATGATTTTTCATTCTATGTGATTGCCCGCTATCCAGCGTTTTTGATTCGCCTATCCAGTTCGAAAAGGCAATAAAAAAAGCATTTTGAAAATTTATCAAAACGCTTAATATGTCATAAGTAATAATTTTTTACGTCGAATTTGTTCTTTAGCTTTTTTTTCGCCTTCAATTTGTGTAGCAAAATAATTTCTTGCACTTATACTCGTACCATCATATGCAGGTGTATCAACTGCGGACACATCATATACTTTATCAATCTTCAAAATTCTTCGCGTATGTGTTGCGGAATCATAAGATTCATTTCCTACCGTAAAAGCAAACGACATTTTATCAATATCACCTCGCTGGATTAATTTATATAAGTCACGTCCTGCGGTAACATCAGCAAGAATCGCACGAATTTTCAACCCCATATTATCGGTTGTTAGTTCTAAGGTTTTATTTCTAGTACGTGCCAAAACTAAAAAATCATTACTATGATTATATTTAAAAGGAACATCGCTAATATCCGCCCCTACTAATGCATCTTTATCAATAATTTCTTTATACTGAATACCATCATATTCACAAATGACTGCGGACTGTTCAAAAACCAGCGCATATCCTGCAACAATCATTTCTGGACTATCCAATTCGCTATTTGCCACAACTACCGCACTTCTAATTTCTTTATTCTTCGGTGCCATTATTATCCGCCCCCTTATCTTTTTTATTATCATCTTTGCCTAATTGATATAAATCTTGTTTGTTTGCATTAACATAATTTAAACTAATTTGTCGTTTATCGCCGCCATCTACTGCCGCAAGATTCATGATTTCTCTTGCTTCATTAACCGTTAAAATCCCCATAGGATAAAGAGTTTGTATTAAGGATATTTTTGTTTTTACCGAACTGTACTGTAATCTATTTGCTTCAAATACAACCTCATTCCCATGACCTTTTTCTCTTTCAGTAAATAATTTAGCGGTAAACTCTAAACTCAACTGCACTGCCAGTGGTTCAAGAACAGATTCATAAAAAGCATTCCATTCATCCTCTGTATATTTTGCTTTTATAATTGATTCATTTGTACCAAAATAACGATATATGTCCTCTCTAACAAAATCCATTTGTGAATGATCGGCTGTCTGTATATCGCTTGTCAGTTGATGAAATTCGCTTGTATTATCTAGGCTTGCAATGCCGCTTGATTTTGAACTATCTAAAAATTGATTTATAAATACGTCTGTTTTTGCTTTTAAATCTTTAGGACTTAAATTTCCTAGATATTTAATATATCCGCGAAGTTTTGTACAATTTTTAACCGCATTAAC